CCCCCGTAACATCTCATTAAGAAACTGATCTGTAACCGTAACCGCAATATTACTATCAATAAAGCTACGGGGATCACCCTGTGCATGGTCTTTGCACCGCAGCAATTCCTCTAGGTCTGGATGATCTATGGGTAAATATAGAGCATAGCTACCCCGACGGGTTGATCCCTGAGATACGACGGCAGCGCTCAGGTCATATTGTCTCATCCATGGAACAACCCCACTACTTTTACCCCCAGCTGAGATAGGGCTGCCAGAAGGACGAACATTACCAAAGTAAGCTCCGACTCCTCCTCCATTTTTAGAAAGCGTGGCGGCTTCTTTTAAATGACTATAGATGCTATGCAAATCATCATCTACGGATAGAGCATAGCAGGAGATTGGAAGACCCCGATTAGTACCGAAATTGCTAGCCACAGGACTAGCTAAGCCAATATAGCCCTTCCAAAGACAATCAAAAATATCTCCCGCAAGACCTTCTTCGGGGATGTATTTCTCAACATTTGTTGCTACTCTTGAGAACAAATCTAAGGGGGTTTCTCCGGGTAATAAGTATCCCTTACTAAGAGTCTCAACCGCCTCTTGGCTCATCCAATCTGGTTTTTTATAATTTTTGTCTGACATACGAAGAGTTTACTTAAACATAGATTACTTTCACCCAGTTTATCATATATTGGGATGAAGATCTAGTCTTTTTTCTTACCAGTTTTAGACCCATCCGATCCGTTTTCTTTTCTCCAATCTTTATTATTAGATCCCTTCTTATCGATCAGTCCATCGCTATAGGCGTCTTGCGTATTGTCTGATGTAGATGCATATTTAAGATTAGACAGACGATTATCTGTCTTTTTGTTATTTTTATGAGAAATTACAGGGTTTTTGACACCTTTTGGCGGCTTGACTCCAAAGGCTTCTAATACCATAGAATGATATGAAGGTTGAGTTACTTCTCCATTATAAGAAGCATGTAAATATGCAAATCCCCTCGAAGAAATACGCGGTTTTAGCACTTTATTGCCACGGCGAACTCTACCGAGATTCGAGACTTCGTAGGGGCTGTCGCGCCAGTAGCGCCATTCTTCTCCCTTTTTCGACGCGGGTTTCTCAGGAGTATTATTTAATTCGGGATCGTTCGGATTATTATCCTCATCACCTCGATCAGTCTTTTCCTGTGCTTCTTCTGCTTCTTCTGCTTCTTCCTCTTCATCAAATTCCATTTGGGATGGATCATCGTTTCCGTTCATACGGTTTTTCTTTGATTGAGGAATCCTCCAATCAGCAGGAAACTCATTATCGTCTTCTTCGTAGTCTTTGCTGAAAGAGCTCATTTTACTTTTTTTAGCCTTCCAGCCATCCGGCATTTCAAATCCATCTCCGCCACGAGCAGAATCCATATTCATCATAAGTTTTATAAATTAGTATATATTTATACTTTAAACAACTTTGGTGGACAAAGATTTTCCTACGCTAAACCTATTGCTCTGTCAATAGCTTCTGCATCCCATCCCTTGGAGTTGCAATATTCAATCCATTTTCCCAGATCTTCTTCCATGACTTGATTGAGTTCCTGTTGAGACATCCCAAAATCGTCGATTTTATCAAGCCAATCTAAACGAAACTGTATCTGCTCATCAGTTGGCTCATTACTGCCTTGTTGTGTGCCGTTTTCTTGAGATTTCCAACCATCAGGTATTTCTAAATTACTAGAATTCATTTTTATTTTATAGACTATTTGTTTAACTTTAAACTAGTTCCAGGGAGCAAACTCTCTATATAGAATTGTACCATTTTTATATCCAGATACAGAAACCAAATCGAATGAATTAACATGAATATTTAAAACCTCGTCAAGAGATAGCACAAACTCTCGCGCGTCTTCTGCATGTTTGCCTTTAATTTCTTTAAGATTTCTCATAGTTTAATTAAGTTAGGGGTTGCGGTGATTTTATATCAAATAAATCTAGATTTAGTCTAGAAAGATCGACACTATTAAAGTCTTGGTCAATTTTTGCTGAATAGTTGGCGCCGTCTTTGAGTTGAGCAAAAAAGTCATTTGAGCTAGAACCCTCTACCATCGGATAAAACCATTCTGAGATATTGCGGGCTTTTTTCATGGTTTCTAAGTCTAGATCTAGGGGTTCTAGCCCTAGAGACTGTAAACGATTGTTTGCCCTGACTCGAAGAAAAGCTTTCATATCATCGAGGTCGATTTTTTCTAGACTACGGCCATCAAACACATTCTCAATAAATGCAAACTCATTCTCTAAAACGTTATTGAATCCCGTATAAATTTGCTCTATTTCCTCATCAGTTAAAGGTCTCTCTTTAACGAGTTCTTTAAAGAGTAACGAGCCTGCGTCAGAATGCGCCGCTTCGTCCTTACAACTCCATGAAATTATTTGTGCCAAACCCTTAAACCGTCCAGTAAGATTGAAGCTCAAAAGAATTGCAAAGCTACTATAGAGCGATACTCCCTCACCTGCTCCGCTATAAACCCCCAAACTTACTTTGGGATCTAATTTCTCAAAGAACTTCTCTACCTTTTGTAGAGCAACGGGGTCTGAAGCAAATGCTTCGTATTCCATAAGACCTAGCACGTCATTGAGATAGGCATAGGCCGCCGCATGAATCGTTTCAAAGAAGGCAAAGGCTCTAGCCATCGATTGAATCTCAGGTTTAGGAAAGATCGCACAAACATCATCACTCCAGTAGCAACCGATCCCTAACTCAGATGTAACAAATCCCTTAAGAATTCCCGCAATAATATCGCGTTCCTCCTGAGTAGCGTTTTGCCAATCACGTAGATCACTTTCCATGGCCACTTCTTGGTGACGCCATACTGAGCCTACGGCTCTCTCATAATAATCATAAAAAATCGGGAAGTCGAATCCGTGTTTTAATTTATAAATTAATCGATCATGCTCAAGAATACTAGCCATTTTGTTATTTCTAAAAATAGGGTATAAAAATCCCCACCAGAGATTTAACTGGCAAAGATTAATGTGTATATTTTATTTGGATTTTAGATCTCTAGGATTTGTTTCCGCTGGGAAAACGTCTTTGTGCTCTACCTAGAAAATCTTCGGGGAGTTGGTTATTAAGAACCTTGAATCCATCTTCAAGGGCTGCGGGGCGAATTTTTCGTTTAGGCCCCTTATAGCATTCATTGTTTTTACCAACACCAGGAATTTCGACACGAAAATTACCATCTTTATCTTCAATCAAGAAGTATTGTCGAGAATTTGCAAAGCCATCTTCTACTACAACTTCATTCTCATCTAGCATAGGTTGCCCCACACTATTTGGAACATGACCACCTTTCTCGGCCACCAACTTCATTGAATCTTTGGGCTTCCAACCTTCTGGTACATCAACCATAATTTTTTTATATCCATCACTGCAGTATCTTTAAACAGAGCTTGAATTAGAGTCCAACATCTGATAGTAGTTTCGGAACTAAAACCTCTGAGCTATAAACGTCATTCATAAAGTCAACTAGTTGCTTTCTAGTTTTCTTGTAATTAGAATCACTATGTATTTCTTCCATTCGATCTATTAATTTATTAACATCTATAATTCGAGGCCCTAATCCGGCTCCGTCATATTTAGCATTATCGTCCTCCATTTGCACAATAAACTCCATATCAGAAAGCGGAGTAGAAGTATAGGGGAGCTTAACTCTGTCTAGAGTATATTTTTGAGCGATCGGAACAGATAAAAGACAGCTTTCTAGAAAAATAAATTCAGCACAATCTCCCAGATCAGCCCCATTATGCTCAAATGTAACAGGATGAAAAGAAAATGCACTCTGTGCAACGCGGTTCATTCCGTCAAAATATTGATAAGGGCCAAATAAATAAATTGTATCAGGTTTCTGAATATTAGGAGCAAGAAATTTAAAGATATTATATTGCTTTTCTGGATTAGGATAACAAGCCTTAGGTTCAAATCCTTTCATTCTAAAAAAGTTCTTATGCCCATACTTTCTAAAAAAAGTTGCTGTATTGATACTTCGCTCAAGGCCCAAGATTTCAACAACCCATCCTCGGTCTGCAAACTCTTCGTGAGAATTTGCCAACAACCCCGGTCTTTTCCAAAGATTTGACCTTGTTAAATGAATTATTTTTTTAACTCTGGAGTCTATTTTAACATAGTCCTTCAGAAGATCATTGTGAAAAAAATTATATAAATTGCGATGATTCTTAGGTGGAATGAAGTTATTACGTCTCATATATCTTATGATGCCGCTCATACATTCGCTCGTAGAGTAGCTAAGAAAGCTGTCCGCTATGTCCAAAAGCTCACCATATCTCGCATTTGTAGAATACGCTACGTAATGGTGATCAAAGTTATATAAAATAATAGGTTTTTTACTCTTTTTTAACTGCTCTATATAAGAATTAACATACCAATCAGGCATTTTTTTATGAACTCCTCCCATCACAAATACTGCATCGTAGGGGTAAAGCATTCTATAGAAGTCTTTAAAAGAGTCTTCCTCAAAGATATAAGGAAATAAATCAATACTCGTTAAAGGCCGTCCTTTTGTAAAAGACGGAGAGTATATATCGCATATTGCGCTTTTACTGTCATAGTAAGCTTTTAAGTGCCTGACATAATTTGATACTCCGCCGCCTTCTATACCCCGCGACATTAATACAGCAATCTTGGGTAGATTTGTCATTTCTCATTTTAATATTGATAATATATCTTTAACCCAAAATTTACCATTTTGCCTGTTATGGGAGGTTTTTTGAGAGAAAACTTTTTAGGTCAAAATTATCAACTAGGTGCGATACTAAGGCATCTTTGGCCTTTGGATTTGCATTTTCAAGTTCTTCGGGGATGATCGACTCTCGAATAAAGCCCTCGGCATCATTAACAAAATGCTCCCAATTGCTTGGGATGAGTAATAACTTATCTAGTTTGTCGTATGCGGGAAAAATGTATTTTTTGATCCCCAGTTTAAAAAGATTAACAATAATAGGTTTAATTACTGTCTCGGTTAAGCCTAAAAACAGCAAGGATAAAAATAGTGTTTCCATAGAATAAAATAATGTAAAAGGTGGTACAAACACGAAGCCTGTACCACTAATGTATACTTATCGAAAGTCTAGAAGCTTAGGTCTAATGCTTCAGGATCAGATTCTTGACGGGAAAGAATCAGATTGCTACGAATTTTAACTCGACCGTTATCCAATTCTTTTTTGGAGCGGAGAGTAAGAGTTGCGGGCTTATCTCGATTAATTTCTGGACGAGTTGCGAGAAGGGGTCGAATAGAGCTATGAGCCCAACAAATAGAAGTTTTATTTTCTTCGGGAAGATTGTTAATAAACATACGGTAACTAACGCCATATGTAGTTTTACAGGGATAATACCCGATTACTTCGTAAGGATAGTTAACTTCTAATTCTTTAAAGTCGACTTCTTGATCTGCCTCGATACGTTCGCGATTACCTCCACCGCTCTTAGCACTTACTTTTTGTACAACCTCAAGTAATTTCTCAGGGTTTTTCTTGAGAAAAGTATTCAAGACCTTTGGCTCAACGGGATTTTCCCAATCAGTAAATCGAACCGCCACGGGTAAAACAACCTGCTCAGTTTCGCCATCCAAGGCTAGAAGCATGGCTGCATCTTCTCCACGAGCGCTGAAATTAAAAGTAGAAAATTCTACATCAAGCTCAGTTCCATCTGCTGTGGTTACCATACCGGGAGAGAATTGTAAGGGAATGAATCGAGGCCCCCATTGAATATATAAATTATCGGGAGAAGTATTACCAACTCCATCTTGACCTACTTTGAGAACAGGCCCAAATAGACGGCTATAAACACCCTCATAGGCTTTAATCAAGAAGGTATTTTCTTCGAGAGGAAATTCTTTCTCACCTGTTAGAAGCGTAAAAAACATTCCAAGATCTTCTTTTAGAGACTTGGGCAGATTTACATTTGGCAGGGGTGTGTAATCCGAATCATATTCACGAGCGCTTAAAGTAATAAAATCTTTGCTGTTGGACGCGATGTCAACTGTACGTACTGAAAAACTCATAATGTCTTTTTAAATTTAATAATAAACTCTGAGAAATGTCAGTAGGTTTGCACCTTTCTGACAAAACCCCCAAGGGAATTTGAATCCCTGTTGCCTCCGTGAAAGGGAGGTGTCCTTGACCACTAGACGATGGGGGCAGGAAGAATAATTGATTTTATATCTTAATTATAACATGGGTGGGACAAAGTTGTCAACACTATTTTTAATTCTTTCTAAATGAGGTTTATCTAAATCGTTTAAAATTTTAACCTTGAGCCGCATAAGCTGCCGAAACA